TTAACGAACCAGATGCAGGAAGTGCAGGTGTTTTTCGTACTGGTCCAGTATGTCATTAATCAGCTGTTCCTGATTCCAGCCCATTACATCATAATTTTGGCCGCCCTCTTTGAGATAGACTTCAGCGCGATAATATCGATGTTGTTCACTCTGCTGCTCATCATTATCCAGCGCAGCGAGCGCGAAGGTCGGTGAGTTATACCCGCGAAGCCTCACTTCATATATATAATTCAGCTCGTTGCCCAAATCGACTTCAAGGCGAATACGATCCTCGGCGGCGTCACTGATGTGGCTTATCGTTCCCTGCTTGTTAAGTTCCTCCTGAACCAGCGTCATGGCGGGTTGGATAATGTCGTCCATAAAACGTTTCACAAGAGAGCGCTTCGGCAAATACGCGATATTGCGTAACCTTCTCTGCCAGGGAATTGGGTTACGTGCAGCCGTAGGAGCAATAGTCGCCATGCTAAGGCTTTCACGCTTGGTCAAATCCCGACGCAGGGCTTTTAACAGTCCGTATATGGATATTAATAAGATAACTGAGAAGGGCAATGCACTCGCTATCGTTACGGTTTGCAACGCACTCAGCCCCCCTGCGATCAGCAGGGCAATAGCAACAACGCCCATGAGCGATGCCCAGAAAATTCGCTGCCAGACGGGCGTGTTTGCCACCCCACCTGATGCCAGAGTATCCACAACCATTGCCCCCGAATCAGCAGACGTTACAAAGAAGACGATGACCATCGCCATTGCAATGAATGACAGCACGGAAGAGAACGGGAAATGCTCCAGGAAATTAAACAGGGCAAGCGCAACATCCTGCTGAACGGTATTGGCGAGGTCAGTGGCGCCCTGGTTCATGATGAGATAGATGGCGCTGTTTCCAAACACCGTCATCCACATGAGCGTAAAGCCGGCGGGAACAAACAACACGCCAGTCACGAACTCACGAATTGTCCTGCCGCGGGAAACGCGTGCAATGAACATACCTACAAACGGCGACCATGAAAGCCACCATCCCCAGTATAATAATGTCCAGCCCCCCAGCCAGTTGCTCGACTTGGGTTCATACGCGTAAAGGTTGAACGTTTTACTCACCAGTTCCGACAGATAACCACCCGTATTTTCCACAAATGACTTCAGCAGAAGCACAGTGGGACCCAGGCACAAGACCAGCGCCAGGAGCAACACCGCCAGGCCCAGATTAAGCTCAGACAGGATGCGTATTCCCTTGTCCAGGCCGGACACCACCGAAATCGTCGCTAACCCCGTGATGACCACGATCAAAATGACCTGTACCGTTTCATTGATGGGCACGCCGAAAAGATGGTTCAAACCGGCATTCACCTGCAATACACCGTAACCCAGCGATGTTGCAACGCCAAAGACAGTGCCTATCACGGCGAAGATATCAACCGCGTGGCCTATAGGCCCGTAAATGCGATCGCCGATAATGGGATAGAGCGCAGAACGCAGCGTTAAAGGCAGACCGTGACGGTAACTGAAAAAGGCCAGAATCAGCGCCACGATGGCATAAATTGCCCATGCGTGCAGACCCCAGTGGAAGAACGTCAGGCGCATGGCTTCCTTCGCTGCCGCAACGGTCTCTGGAGTGCCGACAGGTGGCGAAAGATAATGCATCACAGGTTCGGCAACGCCAAAGAACATCAGGCCGATCCCCATCCCTGCCGAAAAAAGCATCGCGAACCAGGAGTGGTAGCTGAAATCAGGCTGCGCATGGTCTGGGCCCAGCTTTATATCACCGTAACGTGAGAGTCCAAGGAACGTGACGCTCAGTAAAATCAGGGCCACAGCAAGTATGTAGAACCAGCTGGCATTCGTGAAGATTTGTTGCTGAAGTAGTTTAAAATTTTTGTCGGCGACATCCGGGAATACGGCGGCAAAGGCGACAAGAAGGAAAATTAGCAAAGCAGATGTAAAGAATACCGCTTTGTTAATCTGGCTTGTAGACTTCTTTGGGGTTGTATCATTTTCACTCATAATCATTTATTCCATTAATTAAATCCGCACTGGATAGAAGGTACTACCTCTCACAGAGTAGCAAAGTTCAACTGGCTATGCGGGGTTAATCGGAATGCATGGTGGAATGAGTGCCGATACAAATCATCCTATATTCTAAGGAGTTTTAAGTTACTCAGCCTGCCAATTACTGGGGCATTTAATTTGTATGATCTGTATCAAAGCTGGGATATAAGTTAAGTGAAGTATATTAGGCACGAATTACCAGCGTCTGCTCTTGGCACAAAGCGGACAACCACGCTAGCTCTACCCTGTGCCACAAAATGTCAATTTGCATCTGAACTAATGCACTTTAATCTCGTCACTTCAATAAATACCGAACATCCCCCTGATAAAACGACAATATGCGCTGCATAACTTCGCTCTTCCGGCACTCGCGACAGATTATGTTTAGGCGACTGTCGTAGCGACGTATTTCTCCGTCAGGTAATGACCAGATAAGGTCCGGATCAACCACAACCGGTTTCTTCAGCTTTGCCCTCGATAATTTTTTGCGGGCATTTTGCCAGTCTTTACGAGCCTGTTCAGACGGGAATAACCCGTAGCCAGAATTGTATACATCGCCACTGGCAACCAGCTCTCTGGCCAGAACGCTCATCAGATATCTTGTTGCCCCAGTTTTAGCTTCCAGTTGTCGTAACGTCTCGCGCCCACTCTGGCGTACGAGTTCAAGAACCTGCCCTTTAATTTTTTCCCGCTCTTCTTGTGTAAAAACTTTTGCCACAAGCCCTCCTGAAAATTACCTCATGACCAGAAATTAACACTTACCCCCTGAAGCCCGGCGGAATTTCGTTATCCGGTTCAGAAATATGATTCACACAACGCTGGTTGTTCGTGCCGCTTACCGGGAGCAACCAGGGGTTCTCAAAATTCCGGTCCGGTCCAAAAAACGTCGTCGCTCGCTGAACAAATTCCGTTCCCGTTTTCCCGGTAGCCGCCAAGTATCTTGCGTAACGCCTCACGCCATCCAGCATGGCCTCTGGTGGCACCCCCTCGCGTAATCTGGCCTTCCAGGCACTGAAAGCGGATTTCTTCGGGTTTGCCCCAGCACGCAACGGGTACTCCCGCCAGACCTGTTCGAACACATCCGGATAATCCACTCGTCCCACAGACTGCCCGGTGTTTTCCGGGACTACCCGATCGGCTTCCCGCTGAATGGCGGAATCGGCTTCAGGCTGCTGCAGTTGGTGTGATTGCTCCGCCCTTGCGGTCATCACCTGCTGCACAGCGCCCGAATCGGCTTTCAGCGCATACGCTGAATCGGCTTCCGGTGTCGTGCCTGCTGGCTGACCAAGATTGACGGTCTGAACATCCCCTGCCTGGTTCGTGGCGTTTTTTACGCCATGGACCATAGTGTTTTGATCTTCTTGATCTGTATCTTTATCTGTATCTTTATCTGTCGTGACTCGTCGTGACATGTGCGTGACATTTCGTGACGCGCCGTGACAATCGCCATTTTGTTCCCGCTTTCTTTCCCTCTCTCGCTGCGCCCTCTTGCGCTCTGCAGGAGATTTTGCGGTTTGCGAAATATTGCCGTTGTCCTCTTTAAGCACCTGGCGTTTTTCCCATCCAGTGATTAAATCACCATCAAGTACCCGCCCCTGCATCGTCTGCAAAATTGAATCAATTACCTCTTCTGTCACGTCGAGCGCACTTGCCAAATCTTCTGTCGTGACATCAATGTGACCTCGCGTGACATTTCGTGACGCGCTCACCAGGAGGTGGATATACACTGCCATCACTGTTGCAATTGGCTGTCCTGACACCCTGGCAATTGTTCGCCACTTAGGGTCATTTGGCATGTCATGCCATAATCTGAGCCAGGCGTTAGCCATACTCACCTCTTTTGATACCGAATCTTTTTACTCACAAATTGCCGGAAGTGATCCGGTATGAATATTGCGAGTCAATGCACAGCCACAATATTTCCTGCAGGGCCACCACGATTCATCTGGTTGAAACCAGCGATCGCCACTGCGACAAAATCATCAGCGTCTCTCACCAGTCGTTCCCGCGTCTCCACTAGTTCCCGAAAATAGGCTGAGCTATGGCTGCGCATTCGGGCCACCAGCAGAGGTGGCATTGCTTTTTCGATAGCTGGTAACAACGCCTGAATTTTTTCAACTGCATCAGGGGTGTCTTTCTCTACCCAGCGGAAAATTTTCTGGGTATTGCGAGCCAGGGCTTCCGGATGGCTGTCGTCATACAGTTCTGGGAACGTCATACCCAGTTCAAAATAAGCCCTGGTTATTTCAGCTGCCGGAACTTTTTCACCGTCCGGATGCGCCCAGGCATTCATCGCCATGCGGATGTGTTCATGCTTGATTTTCATGAATCAAGCTCCTAGAAAGTGGTTGTGTTAACATTTTGGTATCTTCCAGCTCGGGCCAAATATTCATCCAATCAAAAGGCCTTAGTTGCTGACGTGTAACTTCACCATTACTGGCTCGCTCAATAAGGACACATAACGATGCCCCTAACACTTGACCTTTACTCAATGCCTTTCTTAGATAACCGATGCTGGTACCACACTCGCATGCAAACATACGCTGTTCATCTGACGAAAGAGAATTGAGAAATATTCTTAATTCTTCCATAGCTACTCCTTAGTAAACACAGCAAAGAACACCCATAGGTAAACAAAAGTCAATACCCACAGGTTGTTTACCTTGCAGTAATCGCATCTATTATTTACCTATGGACAAATATGAATTTAGACGACAGCAACTCATCAAAATTCGTGATGAGAAATGCGATGGTAAAGCGGTTAACGTGGCCAGAAAGATCGGGCGCGAGCCTTCTTATGTATCAAGAATGTTGTACCCAGAGGGGAAAAAGGGAAAAAAACGGATCGCTGATGATATGGTGGAGATTATCGAAGAGTCCTTTGGGTTACCCCGGGGATGGATGGATGGTATCGTTTCATCATCAACGAACACAGCCTCCAGTTATGAAACAAGGGTTCTAACGCCACGACAACGTATTTTTTTAGATCTCTTAGACGAACTGCCAGAAAGTGAAGCGGATAACTTATTAAAAACTCTTGAAGAGAAAAAACAGTATTACAATATGATCTACGAAGAAATCCGTAAAAAGAAAGCACAAAACGCATCATAGCTCACCAAACAACTAGTCACCAGTTAAGACACCGCAAAAAGTTACCCATGGGTATTTACTTTTTAAATACCTATGGGTATCCTTCTTTTCATACCAACCCACCCCGCCCCACAGAATGCAGGGCAATACTTCGAGTTACCAGGCAGTGGTCAGGGGTTAAGTAGCCAGCCCGAGGCGTAAGAACATGACGGCGGGATTCAAATTTTGCAGTGCAGCAGTTAGTTCCGCCACCCGGCGTTAAGGGGAGAGATAAGATGGTGCATTACGAAGTAGTTCAGTATTTGATGGATTGTTGCGGTATCACTTACAACCAGGCTGTGCAGGCTTTACGCAGCAACGACTGGGATCTCTGGCAGGCAGAAGTCGCTATACGTAGCAACAAGATGTGAGATTCGCAAAATGCAAAAAATCGACCTCGGCAACAACGAATCCCTGGTGTGCGGCGTGTTCCCCAACCAGGATGGAACGTTCACTGCCATGACGTATACCAAAAGCAAAACATTTAAAACCGAAACTGGTGCGCGCCGATGGTTGGAGAAGCACACAGTAAGCTAACGATTAAAACGTCTACTCCTGCTGTTCCAGAATAACTTCATAAAATGGGAGTATTTTTCGGTGACGAGATAATAAGAACAGTTTGCGCTATCACTCTGATGTTGAATGATGCCCTTCCGTTCTAATTTTTTCATAACCGGGTTACGGCAAGGAGAAGTGATAATAAGATTTCCTGTTTTAAGGAAATCTTTAAATACAGCGATTTCTTTCTCAGATAAACGAAGCAATACTCGTTGCTCTGGTAGTAATGAATAATGCTTTTGAATATGTGCTCGCAATCTTGAGAAGGAAATGGCGACCACGAAAGAAAAGGCAAAAACGATAATCTGAAAGAGCCAAGGCATTTCAGTATAAGCATTGAATGCGACAGTAAACTCTTTCGGTATCAGCCAGAGAGTGAGACCAAAAATGATAATCGTATACATAAGTCTTTCGAGTGGCTCGTTAGCAAAAAGTTTCAACAATGGAGTAAATACATCCAACATATCAATAACTCTCAACTGTAAGGGTATTGAAATGTTAACACAAGCTCTCGCTGTAGGGGTATAGCCGAGACCACCGAAGCCCGGAGGTGGTGAAATAAAACCGGGCACAACACGAAGGCGCATTTCCGATATCCATAAAGAGTCGGTCTTGTCTGTTAAATTTAAATGGTGGAGTGCGCCTCCGGTTGTAAATAACGACATTGCTGTGTGTAGTCCTGGCGGCATCAGTTTTTTTCTTGAAGTTCGGCTGATGTCCGCCCTTTTTAAAGTGAATTTTGTGATGCGGTGAATGCGGCTAAGCGCACGTGGCACAGTTAAAAGTCATGTTAGTCCTTATTGGTTTGGGTGGGAAAGCCGACTGTAATTGTTAACTGGTTGCAGTCACCTGGAGGCACCAGGCACCGCATCAACAAAGTTCATTTGTAAAAATGGAGATAATTATGATTGCACATCACTTCGGAACTGATGAAATACCACGTCAGTGTGTGACTCCTGGCGATTATGTTCTTCATGAAGGCCGGACATATATTGCCTCGGCAAACAATATTAAAAAGCGAAAACTATATATTCGTAACCTGACCACAAAAACATGCATTACTGACCGCATGATTAAAGTCTTCCTCGGTCGTGATGGTTTACCTGTAAAGGCGGAGTCATGGTGATGACTAAGAAAATAAAATGTGCTTACCACCTTTGCAAAAAAGACGTTGAAGAAAGCAAAGCTATTGAAAGAATGCTTCACTTCATGCACGGGATTTTATCAAAAGACGAACCGAGAAAATATTGCAGTGAAGCTTGTGCCGAAAAAGACCAGATGGCACATGAACTTTAATTAATTGACTATTCGAAACTGAATTTATGCCAGAAATGGCAGGTATTCGCTCAACCTTAATTAAGGAGAAAAACATGATTACCAATTATGAAGCCACTGTTGTAACTACCGATGACATTGTTCACGAGGTGAATCTGGAAGGAAAGCGCATTGGCTACGTAATTAAAACAGAAAATAAAGAAACCCCATTCACTGTGGTTGATATCGATGGTCCATCAGGCAACGTAAAAACACTTGATGAAGGTGTCAAAAAAATGTGCCTGGTGCATATCGGAAAGAATCTGCCCGCAGAAAAAAAAGCCGAATTTCTGGCAACTCTAATTGCAATGAAATTAAAAGGTGAAATCTGAAAGAAATAGCCTGCGTATGGCGCAGGCTATGAACAGTGTGTATCCGGCAAGATCATTCACTGAACAAAACGAATTTTAATCTGAGTTGAGGTTAAAAAACAATGAGCACAAAACCACTCTTCCTGTTACGGAAAGCGAAAAAATCATCCGGTGAACCTGACGTCGTCCTGTGGGCAAGCAACGATTTTGAATCGACCTGTGCCACTCTGGACTACCTGATCGTTAAGTCAGGTAAAAAACTGAGCAGCTATTTTAAAGCTGTTGCCACGAATTTTCCTGTCGTTAATGACCTGCCCGCTGAAGGTGAGATCGATTTTACCTGGAGTGAACGCTATCAACTCAGCAAAGACTCCATGACATGGGAACTAAAACCGGGAGCAGCACCAGACAACGCTCACTATCAAGGCAATACCAACGTCAACGGCGAAGACATGACTGAGATTGAGGAGAATATGCTACTCCCAATTTCTGGCCAGGAACTGCCCATTCGTTGGCTTGCTCAACACGGCAGCGAAAAACCGGTAACGCACGTTTCACGCGACGGACTCCAGGCATTACACATTGCTCGGGCTGAAGAACTACCGGCTGTTACTGCCCTGGCTGTTTCCCACAAAACCAGCCTGCTCGACCCGCTGGAAATTCGCGAACTCCACAAACTGGTTCGTGACACTGACAAAGTTTTCCCTAATCCTGGTAATTCAAACCTGGGACTGATAACTGCTTTTTTCGAAGCATACCTGAACGCTGACTACACCGATCGAGGACTGCTGACAAAAGAGTGGATGAAGGGTAATCGTGTTTCACACATCACTCGCACGGCTTCCGGTGCTAATGCTGGCGGCGGAAACCTCACCGATCGCGGCGAAGGTTTCGTACACGATCTGACGTCACTGGCGCGCGACGTAGCCACTGGCGTACTGGCCCGTTCAATGGATCTGGACATCTATAACCTTCATCCGGCACACGCTAAACGCATTGAGGAAATTATCGCTGAAAATAAACCGCCCTTTTCTGTTTTCCGCGACAAATTCATCACCATGCCTGGCGGGCTGGATTATTCCCGCGCCATCGTGGTTGCGTCCGTAAAAGAAGCACCAATTGGGATCGAGGTCATCCCCGCGCACGTCACTGAATATCTGAACAAAGTACTGACTGAAACCGATCATGCCAACCCTGATCCGGAAATCGTGGATATTGCCTGCGGTCGCTCCTCTGCCCCGATGCCGCAGCGAGTAACAGAAGAAGGAAAACAGGATGATGAAGAAAAACCGCAACCATCTGGAACAACGGCAGTTGAACAGGGAGAGGCTGAAACAATGGAACCGGACGCAACTGAACATCATCAGGACACGCAGCCGCTGGATGCTCAGTCACAGGTAAATTCTGTTGATGCGAAATATCAGGAACTGCGGGCAGAACTCCATGAAGCCCGGAAAAACATTCCATCAAAAAATCCTGTCGATGCCGATAAATTGCTTGCTGCATCACGTGGTGAATTTGTTGACGGAATTAGCGACCCGAACGATCCGAAATGGGTAAAGGGGATCCAGACTCGCGATTGTGTGTACCAGAACCAGCCAGAAACGGAAAAAACCAGCCCAGATATGAATCAACCTGAGCCAGTAGTGCAACAGGAACCGGAAATAGCCTGCAATGCCTGCGGCCAGACTGGCGGGGATAACTGCCCTGACTGTGGTGCGGTGATGGGCGACGCAACATACCAGGAAACATTCGCTGAAGAGAGTCAGGTTGAAGCTAAGGAAAATGATCCGGAGGAAATGGAAGGCGCTGAACATCCGCACAATGAGAATGCTGGCAGCGATCCGCATCGCGATTGCAGTGATGAAACTGGCGAAGTCGCAGATCCCGTAATCGTAGAAGACATAGAGCCAGGTATTTATTACGGAATTTCGAATGAGAATTACCACGCGGGTCCCGGTATCAGTAAGTCTCAGCTCGATGACATTGCTGATACTCCGGCACTATATTTGTGGCGTAAAAATGCCCCCGTGGACACCACAAAGACAAAAACGCTCGATTTAGGAACTGCTTTCCACTGCCGGGTACTTGAACCGGAAGAATTCAGTAACCGCTTTATCGTAGCACCTGAATTTAACCGCCGTACAAACGCCGGAAAAGAAGAAGAGAAAGCGTTTCTGATGGAATGCGCAAGCACAGGAAAAACGGTTATCACTGCGGAAGAAGGCCGGAAAATTGAACTCATGTATCAAAGCGTTATGGCTTTGCCGCTGGGGCAATGGCTTGTTGAAAGCGCCGGACACGCTGAATCATCAATTTACTGGGAAGATCCTGAAACAGGAATTTTGTGTCGGTGCCGTCCGGACAAAATTATCCCTGAATTTCACTGGATCATGGACGTGAAAACTACGGCGGATATTCAACGATTCAAAACCGCTTATTACGACTACCGCTATCACGTTCAGGATGCATTCTACAGTGACGGTTATGAAGCACAGTTTGGAGTGCAGCCAACTTTCGTTTTTCTGGTTGCCAGCACAACTATTGAATGCGGACGTTATCCGGTTGAAATTTTCATGATGGGCGAAGAAGCAAAACTGGCAGGTCAACAGGAATATCACCGCAATCTGCGAACCCTGTCTGACTGCCTGAATACCGATGAATGGCCAGCTATTAAGACATTATCACTGCCCCGCTGGGCTAAGGAATATGCAAATGACTAAGCAACCACCAATCGCAAAAGCCGATCTGCAAAAAACTCAGGGAAACCGTGCACCAGCAGCAGTTAAAAATAGCGACGTGATTAGTTTTATTAACCAGCCATCAATGAAAGAGCAACTGGCAGCAGCTCTTCCACGCCATATGACGGCTGAACGTATGATCCGTATCGCCACCACAGAAATTCGTAAAGTTCCGGCGTTAGGAAACTGTGACACTATGAGTTTTGTCAGTGCGATCGTACAGTGTTCACAGCTCGGACTTGAGCCAGGTAGCGCCCTCGGTCATGCATATTTACTGCCTTTTGGTAATAAAAACGAAAAGAGCGGTAAAAAGAACGTTCAGCTAATCATTGGCTATCGCGGCATGATTGATCTGGCTCGCCGTTCTGGTCAAATCGCCAGCCTGTCAGCCCGTGTTGTCCGTGAAGGTGACGAGTTTAGCTTCGAATTTGGCCTTGATGAAAAGTTAATACACCGCCCGGGAGAAAACGAAGATGCCCCGGTTACCCACGTCTATGCTGTCGCAAGACTGAAAGACGGAGGTACTCAGTTTGAAGTTATGACGCGCAAACAGATTGAGCTGGTGCGCAGCCTGAGTAAAGCTGGTAATAACGGGCCGTGGGTAACTCACTGGGAAGAAATGGCAAAGAAAACGGCTATTCGTCGCCTGTTCAAATATTTGCCCGTATCAATTGAGATCCAGCGTGCAGTATCAATGGATGAAAAGGAACCACTGACAATCGATCCTGCAGATTCCTCTGTATTAACCGGGGAATACAGTGTAATCGATAATTCAGAGGAATAATTCAGCCTGGCGGTGTAATGCACCGCCAACTTGAAATATTTTTTATGAGAAAAATTATGAGATATGACAATGTTAAACCATGTCCATTTTGTGGTTGTCCATCAGTAACGGTGAAAGCCATTTCAGGATATTACCGAGCGAAGTGTAACGGATGCGAATCCCGAACCGGTTATGGTGGAAGTGAAAAAGAAGCACTCGAAAGATGGAATAAACGAACCACTGGAAATAATAATGGAGGTGTTCATGTATAAAATTACCGCCACTATTGAAAAGGAAGGTGGCACTCCTACTAACTGGACAAGATATTCAAAATCTAAACTAACGAAATCAGAATGCGAAAAAATGCTCTCAGGTAAAAAAGAAGCAGGCGTTTCCAGAGAGCAGAAAGTAAAACTGATAAATTTTAATTGCGAGAAACTTCAGTCCTCGAGAATTGCATTGTATTCAAATTAAAACTTCATAGCTGATTATTAATAATCAACATCGGGCGTCAATTTCAGTCTAACATTGGCGCCTGCCAGAGGTGATGCGATGGCACAAGTAATCTTTAATGAAGAGTGGATGGTTGAATACGGCCTGATGCTTCGCACTGGTCTGGGGGCCAGACAAATTGAAGCATACCGCCAGAACTGTTGGGTGGAGGGCTTCCACTTCAAACGAGTATCTCCTTTAGGTAAGCCAGACAGCAAACGAGGGATTATCTGGTACAACTATCCAAAGATAAATCAGTTTATCAAAGACTCATGATATGTCTAAATTACCAACAGGTGTCGAGATTAGAGGTAGATACATTCGCATCTGGTTCATGTTTCGAGGAAAACGATGTCGGGAAACATTAAAAGGCTGGGAGATTACAAACAGTAATATTAAAAAGGCCGGAAATTTAAGAGCGCTGATAGTTCATGAAATAAACTCCGGTGAATTTGAGTATTTAAGACGTTTTCCCCAGTCCAGCACTGGGGCAAAAATGGTGACAACGAGAGTCATAAAAACGTTCGGAGAGCTTTGTGATATCTGGACAAAAATTAAAGAGACAGAGTTAACAACAAACACAATGAAGAAAACGAAATCACAATTAAAAACACTCAGAATAATAATTTGTGAAAGTACCCCGATATCACATATTCGTTATAGCGATATCTTAAACTACCGGAATGAACTGCTGCATGGAGAAACGCTTTACCTGGATAATCCAAGATCCAACAAAAAAGGAAGAACCGTGCGCACAGTTGATAACTATATCGCCCTGCTCTGTTCGCTGTTGCGTTTTGCGTATCAGTCGGGATTTATATCAACCAAACCATTTGAAGGAGTAAAAAAATTACAGCGAAACAGAATAAAGCCTGATCCGTTATCTAAAACAGAATTCAATGCATTAATGGAAAGTGAAAAAGAACAGAGCCAGAACTTGTGGAAATTTGCCGTTTACTCAGGACTTCGTCACGGGGAACTGGCAGCTCTGGCGTGGGAGGATGTGGATCTCGAAAAGGGAATAGTGAATGTCAGAAGAAACCTGACGATACTTGATATGTTCGGTCCCCCAAAAACAAATGCCGGGATCCGAACAGTAACACTACTGCAGCCTGCTCTTGAAGCACTGAAGGAGCAATACAAACTGACCGGGCATCATCGCAAAAGCGAAATCACCTTTTATCATCGGGAGTACGGCAGAACCGAAAAGCAAAAACTGCATTTTGTTTTCATGCCCAGGGTGTGTAACGGAAAACAAAAACCTTATTACTCGGTAAGCAGTTTGGGGGCAAGGTGGAATGCAGCAGTAAAACGTGCTGGTATTCGCCGCCGTAATCCGTACCATACGCGGCATACTTTTGCCTGCTGGCTGTTGACGGCAGGAGCGAACCCGGCATTTATAGCCAGCCAAATGGGGCATGAAACTGCGCAGATGGTGTATGAAATTTACGGTATGTGGATTGATGACATGAACGACGAACAGATAGCCATGTTGAATGCGCGGTTATCGTAG